GTTGGTCGTCGTCCACGTGTTCGTGGTGATGTTGTAGCGGCGGAAGAAGAGGGTCCCGTCGCCGATCGTGTTGTCGCCGTTCTGCTCGAAGCGAAAGAGTTCGTCCCGCTGCGGGTCGTAGCAGGCGACCCACGGGAAGTCCGAGCCCGCGTTGAGGACGCCGTGATTCGTACCCATATCGGTGAAGCCGTTCGCCGGCGCGAGCGGATCGAACGTCATCATGTGCCGGTACAGAAACGGCGGCTCGTCGGTGCCAGTGTCGGTTTCGTCGCCGCCGGCCGCGATCGGGCAGTTCATGAGCGCGGCGGAGGTGTGGAAGTCCTCGCCAGGGACGTGCCAGAAGCGGCTCCGCTTCGAGTCCCACGCCCAGCCGACGAAGTCGGGGTGCTTGGGCCGCAGGAGCGGGAGGACCGTGCACAGCGGGAACTCTTCGCGCCAGCCGGTGTTCGGGCTGCCGACGGCGGCGATACGGGCGCCCAGGTCGACGGAGAAGTCGCGCTGGTAGTAGCTGCCGATGGAGGCGCCCTGGTCGACACCGTTCTTGTCGATCGCGTGGTTGCTGTCGCCGCCGTGCTGGTAGAGGCGTTTCGTTACCGGCGAGTACGTCATCGTCGTGTGCTTCTCGGACCAGAAGGCGAGCGGGACGGCGGGGTTCGGCTGTTGGACGGCGTACCACTGGTTCGTGACCATCGGCGTCGCGCGCGGGATGGCGTAGCGGAAGGTGAAGACGTCGACGTCGCCGAGCCCGTTGCCGGGCGTATAGATGTGCAGGTTCCGGGTCGGGTCGTAGACGGCGCCCCCGCACATACGGCCGAAGTTGACGCCGAGGTTCGTCCACGTGTTGTATTCCAGCGAGTAGGCCCACGTGTCGTTCGCGGGCGTCGCGGCCGGGACGGCGCCGGTGGCCGAGCCGCCGGTCAGGATCATGACGTTGTTCTGCGTGTCGTAGGTGAAGAAGCCGAAGGCGCGGGCGGTCGGCGGCCCGCCGGTCGGGTTCAGCTTCGTCCAGCGTGCGCCGACGGCTTTCGACGGGTCCCAGAGCCAAAGATCGTTCGCGGTGACGTAGGGCGAGATGCTCGTGTTGCCGCCGAAGAGGAGCCACTTCTTCGCGCGGCTGTGGTACGCGAACTGGTGGCCGATGTTCGTACGATTCGTGGGGCCGATGACGTTGTCGGCGGTCCAGAAGTCGGCGAGCGCGATCGCGCTGCCGTCGCCCGCAAGGGACCAGATGTACGCGCCGGAGCCGAAGCCGGCGTTCCCATTCTCGCCCATGACCTGGAGGAAGCGGCCGCCGCCGAAGTCCGGATCGTAGCCTTGCGCGGCGGACAGGAAGCGCGGGCGTTGCGGCGAGGTGATCGAGCCCCACCCGGACATGGCCGGCATCGTCAGGATGTGCGTCGACGGGTTGTAGAGGTAGCCGCCGGTCGTCGCGCCAAACTCCGGGATGTAGTGGTTGAACCAGGTCGGGTCCTGTTCGTTCGGGGCGACGTTGCCGGACGCGTTGCCGCCCCACGTGAGAATGTTGCCGGTCACGGGGTTGTACGCGACCTGTTTGTTGTCGCCGGCGTTGACGCCGAAGCGATCCTGGTAGCCGTTGGTCGAGTCGTCGAAGGCGCCGAAGCCGAGCGCGTCGGTCGGGTCGGGGCGGACGCGCGTGAACTGGCGGTCCTCGATGCTGTAATGCCACCAGGAGGACGTGTAGGTGCTGTTCTCGCCGTCGCCGCCCACGAGGACGACGCGGTCGATGTTCGAGGCCATGACGCACTTCGTGCCGAAAGTGCGGTACTGGTAGGAGCCCGCGGGGTTCTGGTTCGTCGGGTTGCACGACGCGTTCTGGGCGGTGAAGGCGTTATTGTTGACGAAGTAGGGCATCAGACGGGCTCGCGGTGGCAGTGATCGGCGCAGCGCTCGCAGCACCGACAGGACGGGCGGAGTTCGCGCGGGACCTGCTCCTTGATGCGCCCGGACTCACAAGGGTGTTCCGTTGTCGCTTCGCGTTCCGTGCACGCCGGGCACGGAGCGGTCGTCACTGGCCGAGCCGCCGCGCGCGCCAGTCGGTGAAGGTCTCGGCCCAGCGGCCACGGAGCGGCCTGCCCTCTTGGGCGTCCAGCCATGCCTCGAACGGGAGACACACGCCCGCGTCGACACACGCCTTGCAGAGCGGTGTCTGACACTGGTAGCACCCGCCGCCTTCGGGGTCCGAGAGCCCGAGGTGGACGATGCGGTTACAGTGCCCGCACGTGAGCGTGTCGGCTTCGCGCTTCCCCTGCGGGAGCGCGGGGTCGACGATCACGGCGTACCCGCCCGGCTGACGGGCGGTCGCCTGGTACATCGCGCTACTCCGAGTGCGACGCGGTGACGGAGATCGCGACGGCGGTGGCGGTCGGCGTCTGCCACCCGAAGCCGTTGTTCTGCGTCGCCGGGTAGACGAGCTCTTTGCCCGGCACGGCGACCCAGCGGTAGGTCGCGCGCTGGTTCAGCGGGAGCCGGTTCATCACGAGGTTCGCGGTGTAGGTCGGCTCGACCGTATGGTTCTGCCCGGCGACGGCGTTCGCGGCGACGGTGTCGCCAGGGTCGCGGGTCGACGGGGTCACGGCGGTCGAGGTCCCCAGCGCGGTACAGCGCTGAATCACCCAGAGGAAGACGTTGTCGGCCGGGGTGCCTTCGGAGCCGAACTCGATCTCGTAGACGAAGCCACGGCGCGGGGTCGCCCCGGCGCCGAGCGTCCCGAGGGACGCCGTCGTCGAGGCGGTCCGGGCCAGCGCGGTGAGATAGTCAGCCATGTCGAGGGTCTCCTGTTAGCCGAGGGTCGCCACGAGGTGCTCGTGGTAGCAACCGAGGCAGACGCGCACCCCGGTGTGGGAGTAGGTCGCGTACGACGCGGCGCGGTGGCCGCAGTCGAGACGGAGTTCCTGTGGGTCGGCCGCGGGTGGTTGGCGGATCGCGGAGTCGGCCGGGACGTGGAACGGGTCGGTGAAGAGCGCGCACAGCCAACCGAGCATCAGTTCAGCTCCTGGAAAAATATGGAAATCTGTAGCTCGCCGGTGATGCCACCTCGGAGACTACAGCGGACGCGCTCGTTGTTCAAGATCGTAATTTTGTTCGGGAAGATGAAGTAGTCGTTGCCGGCCGCCGGCCGGGAGCGCTGGGACTGGAGGGTCGAGGCGTTCGCGGCGTCGCGGTGCTCGACGTCGTAGACGGCGGCGACGGAGCCCGCGGCGTAGCAGGCGAAGATGTACTCCCCGCCGGGGCTGATCGGGCCGGTGTCCACAATGACAGTGTTGTCGGTGGGGTTGGAGAGGACGGCGCCGGCGGCCCAGGTGCCGAGGCCGCGCTGATAGCCGACTGCCCGCGGACCGGCCACCGAGTTAGCTCCAGAGCACCGTGACGTCGCCGGAGACGCCGCCGGTGTTGCTGACGAAGAGGCCGTTCGGGCACATGACGTTGTAGGTGACGGTGAACGAGGCCGTGCCCGTCGACGCGCTGTTGACGATCGCGACGGTCCCGGCGCCGGTCGACGTTGCGTTGTGGATCGAGAGCTTGTTCGCGGAGCTGCCAGAGGTATTGAAGACGACCGCGGAGAGCAGGATCGTCCCGGTCGAGATCGACGTGCCAGCAGTCGTCGTGGCGAGGCGGGTGAAGTTGTAGACGAAGCCTTGGGCCATGCGTTACCTCCCAGACGGGATGAGGTCGGGGTGGCGCGCGAGGAAGCCCTGCGGCGCGCGGCCGGTGAGGCGCTCGGCGCGGGGCTGTTCGACGCGCGTGATCGCCCGGTTGATGAGCGAGTCGGTGACTTCGACGTCGGGGAACTGCTTCTGTACTTTCACAAGGCCCGCCATGAAGGCGGGCCAGTTGCGCGACGTCGTGACGGTGTTGTGGTAGAGGACGGAGACGGCGCGGGACGCGTCGCCGAGCTCTTCGTGGTAACTGTGGAGCGCCTCGGCGAAGGCCTGCGTCGTCTTCACGGCGGTGGGTTCGTCGAAGCCGAGCCAGTGGGCGATCGCGTTCGGCGGGGTGGAGGGGACGACTTGTTCGCCGTACCGAGTCCGGCGCGTCCCCTCGCCGAGCTCTTGACCGAGGCGGATCGTCGAACGGAGGCCGAGTGGGAGCGAGACCGGGCCGGTGTCGTAGATGTCGCGGCCGGAGAAGGCGACCGGGGAGACCTTATTGAAGACCTGATCGAACAGGCGCGAGGGGTCGTGGCCGACGCGCGCGATGTCGGCGCCGAGCTGGAAGACCGGGCCCAAGTGTGGGAAGAAGCCGTGGAGCACTTTGCGGAGGCCAAAGCCGACCTTGCCGAGGACGTCGTAGATCGGGATGCGCTCCGGGTCGAGGCCGGTATGCTTGGCGAACATCTCATCGAGTGGCAGGCCGGTGAGGAAGGCGGTCCCGAGGAGGGTGCGGGTAAAGGGCGACCAGTCACCGCCGGTGAAGCGCTTCATCTGGTCCCAGACGAGCTCGGCGCGCTGCATCTTCTTCGAGGAGAACTGGAAGGCGAGCTTCATCGGGGTCGAGCGGAGGAGGCCCGGCATATCGAGCGGCGTCTGGCGCGGCACGGTGTAGCGCGTCAGGCGGTTGGCGTATTCGATCGCGGCCTGTTCGGGCGTCATGCCGCGGGCGAGGAGGTCACGGACCGGGGCGAGCGTCTCGCCCTTCGCGAGGGCCTTCTGGTAGCCGCCGATCCAGGCGGTGTACTGGTTGCCGAGGTCGACCTTCTGGTAGGCTTTGAAGGCCCATTCATTCAGGCCACGGAGGGCGCCTTTGACGCCGCGCTGGGACGCCGGAAGGAAATCGGAGAAGAGCTCGACGTCGGGGATGCGTTCGCGGACGTTGCCGATCTCACGCGCCATCTGACGGAGCGCGCGGGAGGTGGCGTCGGGCGAGAGCGTGTGAAAGAAGCCGCGCTCCGTCCACGGGTTGCCGATCTCGGCCCAGATCGACATCATGTCGGCGACGAAGTGCTTCTTGATCGGGGACGGGTTGAAGCCGATGTCCCAGAACGCGATCGTGTAGTAGGTGGAGCGGAAGGCGCGCTCGATCCCGTTCGGGCCTGGGTTGACGCGACCGCCGGTCAAGGTGCGCGCCCACGTCTCGAACGGGGCCCAGGTCGCTTGGAGGAGCTTGTCCATCTGGGTCGGCTTCCGGAGCATGCCGTGTTCGATGCGGCTCTTGAGCTCGGCTTTGAGGTTCGGCGGGAGGTGCTCGGCGAGGACGGAGACCTGGCGGAGCGCGGGCTCGAGGTGATGTTGGCGGTAGACGGCGCGGGCGTAGGTGCGGGCGACGTCGTAGAAGTCCTTGCTGTAGACGGGGAAGCCCTTGCGCATTTGTTCGAAGGCGTTGAAGACGTGGCGCGGGATCGTGCCGTTGTCGGTCAGATCGCGCATGTACTGCGGCGTGCCGCCCATGACGTCGAGGGCCTGCGCGAGGGGCACGCCTTCGCGGGTCGAGATCGCGTGGATGGCACGGATACGGAACTGGTCGGCGGCGGAGAGGGTCTCGCGGCCAGCGGTGCCGGCGAGCACGGCTTCCATTTGGGGACGGTTCATCGGCTCGACGAGGTGGGTGAAGTAGCGCTCGGTGCGGCCGTCAGGGCCGAGGCCCATCAGGAGGCCGGATTCGCGGCGGAATGAATCCCACCAGTCGTGGACGCGGCGTTGGGCCGGGTTGAGCGAGGCGACGGGGAACTGGCCTTCGGCGGCCAGAATGGCCTGTTCGAGGGCCGGATTGCCGGGGCCGAGGCCGGTCGACTTCGCAAGGGTGTTGAGTTGCGTCTCGACGCCTTCGACGGCGCGCATGTTGGCTTCGTAGGCCGAGTCGAGGAGGCGCGGAATCTCGGGTTCGTAGCGTTCGAGATAGCGGCGCACGCCGGAGAGGTTGCGGCCGACGATGCCGATGTCGGGGCGGGACTGGAAGTCGAGCGGCGCGCGGCGGATCGGGAGGCCGACCTTGCTGAGGAGCGAGGCGGCGCCTTCGGCGACGGCGGGGCCGACCGGCCAGAGGGGCGGCATCGTTACAGCCCGGCGGCCATGCGGCCGCCGACGGCGGCGTCACGCATGAGCTCGAAGATTTGCTGCATCACGGCGTCGCGCTCGGGGCCCTCGGGGGTGCGGTTGTAGGCGTTCGAGAGCTGGACGAAGCGGGCGGTGTCGGGGCCTTGGAGGCGGCCGCGGTTGGCCTGGAGGTAGGCGTTGAAGTCCTCGAGGCGGGCAGGCGGTTCGGGCCCGACGACGCCGGCGGGCGGGCGGCCTGCGGCGGCCCCTTCCCACGGGGCTCGACGCTCGGCGGGCTCCGTGGCGATCGGCGGCCGGACTGGGTCGGGCATCGGGACGGGGCGCGGGCCGGGCGTCGGTCCGGGGCGCGGCATCGGCGGCTGCACGGTCAGTGGACCTTGGACGCCGCGCTCCGGCATGGCAAAGCCGGGAGTCACGCGGCCGCCCATCGGGAAGCCGGAGCCGAAGACGGAGGGGCCGGCCTCTTGTGGGAGCGCAAGCGGCCCGCGAGGGCGCGCGACCGCGCCGGCACCTTGAGCTTCGGCGATGCCGGCGGCGACGTCACGGCTCAGGCCGCGAGCGCCCCCGACAGCGCCGCGGACGCCGCGCAGGAGATCGCCGATGCCGGTCCGCCACGGCGGCGCGACTTCGGCCATGTTCCCGAGGCTGAACGCGGGCGAGCCGCCTGGTGTCACGATACCGCCAACGGGGCGTCGGATGCCGAGGGCGTCGCCGGCCGTGTCAGCGAGTTCGCCGCGAAGCGCGAACGGCGAGAAGGCGAGGCCGAGGGCGCCACCGAGCGGGTTCGCCGCCCAGCCGGCGGTGGTCGTCGGGATACCGGCGCGCTCGGCGAGGCGGCCGCCGAAGCCTTTGGGCGCGCGGATGTCGCCGTAGGGGCTCGGACCGGCCGGCGCGGCGACACCAGGCTGCGCGCCAGGTTGGCCGCCGATGTTTGGGCGAATCGTGACAGTCTGCGGCGTGCCGGAGCCCCGCACGGCGGCGGTGATGGCTTCGAGGTCTTCGGCGCGGAGGGCCATTATTCGCTCGGCCTCGGATAGCTCGGCATGAAGGCGGGGCCGGCGGCGCCTTCCGGCTCGCCGATTGTCGTCCGCTTGTTCGTGATCTTCGGCATGCGCGTGATCGCGCGCGGCTCCCACTGACCAGTCGCCTTGTTGAAGAACGGCTGGACGTCATAGTGACGCTTACGCATCTCCAAGCGGATGATCTCGGCGCGGCTGATCGTGTCGGTTTTCCCGTTCGCGGACGTGACGGTCCACGTATCGATGGCGGGGTTGTCCCAGCCGGGCCAGGTCTGCGCGATGAGGCCGGGGACGGCCTCGACGCCGCCGACGGTCGTGCCGAACCAGCCAGCACCGGCGGGTTTCCCGACGAGGCTCGTGAAGATTTCCTGCACGGTCTTTTCTTCCTGGAAGCCCTCGAGCGGCCCGCCGGGGCGCTCTTCGACGACGGTGCGCGGCTGCGAGCCGGCGGCGGGGCGGTTCGCCAGGCTCTGCCAGTAGCGCGCCTGCGCGGCGTCGTGTTCGGCTTTGCGCCACGATTCCATCATGGTGCCAAGCGGGCCGGAGAACTCGGGGTATTTGATGGCAAAGCGCATGAGGCCGACTTTGTCGGTCGGCGCGATCGCGTTGCTCTCAGCGATGGCGGCGGCGGTCCGCTCAGGAGACACCTGACGCTCAGTCTTCGTGACCCCGTCCGGGGTCGTCACGCGCACGAAGCCGTTGCCGAGGTCTTCCATCTTCGGGCGCGGCAGCGGGACTTCGCCGAGGTAGTCGCCGGTTGGACTGACCTTGGCGATGCCGTACGGGTGCTGGAACATCTGCGGCTGCGTGAGCTGCTGGCGCTCGTGCTCGAGGCGTTGCTGCGCGCCCCGGAGGCCGAGCTGCTCGCGCTGGAGGTGGAGCGGAAAGAGCTGGCGCTTCATGTTGGCTTCGTCGATGCGGGCGCGCAGTTCGGGGCCCATGACGGCGCCTTGCACGGCGCCGCCGAGCGTCGAGCCCAGCGCGTCGCCGAGCGCGCCCAGGCCCATCGCGAGACCCGCGAGGTTCGCCATTAGTACGGGTCTTCCCGCCGGTGCGGCATCCACTCCTGGTCGGTCGTGCCGAACGTCGGCGCCGCGCCGTACGCGTTGTGTTGGGGTGTGTTCAGCTTGGCCCAGCCCTCGCCCATCGGCGACTGGGTGCCGTTGTAGAAGTCGTAGGGGCCGCGCGCGCCACCGAAGGCGGAGGGGTCGTAGGCGAGGTTCAGGCCGGTGGTGTCGGTGAGGCCGCCGCCGGAGCCGCCGCGGTTGCCGAGGAGCTGGCGCAGGAGGAGGTACTGGCTGATCGCCTGGCCAGGGGCGCCGCCTTGCGCGCCGCCGTACGCCTGCTGCTGGAGCATGCCTTTACCCATCAGGCGCGACATCCAGTCGCGCTGCGCGAGCTGGGCCGCGTTCTGGTAACGCTCGCTCTCGCGGGAGGCCATCGCGGTCCCGAGGAGGTCGGAGAAGGCGGCCGACTGCGGCGGAATGAACTGCTGGTTGTTGACGGCGACGCCGCGCGTGTACGCGAGCTTCTCGGCGTCGGACATCGGGGCGTAGTAGTCGGAGACGCGCGGGCCGCGGTTGAGGAGTTGCTGGTATTGAGCTTGCTGGTTCCGGGACTGGACCATGTTGTTGATGCGGGACATCAACGAGAAGAGGTCGCCGGCGCCGGCCATGACCCCGAGCGGGTTGTCTTGGCCCCAGTTCCACGCCTGCTGTCCACCGCGGACGACGGTATCCCAGAGTGCCATCGTACCTCCTACGCGTAGACCTGCCGCCGCTCGTCCTGCGCGCCCGGCTGGAAGGAGTAGCCGTACGGGTTCTGGAGCTGCATATTCGTCATGGTGTCGAAGAAGTCGGGCGACGCGCCGGAGAGGCCCTGCGCCTGGAAGTCGGCGCGCGCGAGACCGCGGCGCGGGTACGGGCCGGCGAGCGGCGGCGCGTTCTGGCCGAACGAGGCGGGCGCGCCCTGACCGGCGCCACCGCCGCCGAAGGACTCGTACATGCTGGCGCCGGCGGTGCCGAGCGAGCCGAGCGCTTGGAGCGCGGCCGTCGGGTTCTGGCCGACGAGGGACCCGATGCCGCCGAGCGCGTCGGCGCCACCGGAGCCGATCGAGCTGAGGAGCTGCATGAGCCAGTTGCCCCCGCTCCCGACGTTCGACGCCGCGCCCCCGCCAGCGGCGTCGAAGCCACCGAAGAGGTTACTGAGGATGTCGAGGTCGCCGAAGCCAAAGTCCATTACGCCCCCGTGCGCGGCGTGGTCGCGCCGCTGCTACGCGTATCATAGTCGAAGTAGGCGTGCGCGCGCGCGAGTAAATCGGCGAGGGACTGCATCGGCGCGAGGCTGTGGAACGGCTGGGTGCCGGGCGTGCGCGTGAGGGTCTTGCCGTGCAGCTCGCGGCCGGTCGCGTCGCGGAGGCGCTCGGCGAGGGGACCGCGCGGGATGACGAACTCGCCCTCTTGGAGGGTCGCGGGGACGTCGCGCTTCCCTTTGCCGCGCGGGCCGGCGATGTAGCCGCCCTTGTGCGGAGCTTGGCCACCAGGACCGCCGGCCGGACCGTCACCCGCGGTGCCTGGCGCGCCGCCGGCGGTGCCGCCACCCGCAGGGCCGGTGCCGCCGGGTCCAGGCGTCCCGCCCTCGCCAAATTCGTTCGGGCCAACGGTGGGATCGCTAACGGTGGGATCGCTGGGGTCAACGCCGCTCCGATTCCCAGCCGGTGCGAACGACGTGCTCGATAGGCCGAGGCCACTATACCCGTGCGTCACGGAGAGTGGGCCACGGCCGATCGCCGAGGAGATCGCCTGCGGGGCGAGCGTCGTCGGCTGGGTGAGATCAATGGCCTCGTCAACGAAGGACGTAAAGTGCGGGTTGTTGAGGAGCGCCATGACCTGGCCGACCGTCAGGTTGCTCATGCCGGGGACGGTGGCGGCGCTGGCGCCGTACTTGCTTCCCTGGTTGATCGCCATGTTGATGCCGCTCACGATCGGGTTCGAGAGCCCGGTCCCGAGGGCCAAGCTCGCGAGCGTCGACATCGCGTTCGTCGCGAGGTTCGGGCCGAATCCGAAGGCGGTGCCGGCAAACGGGGCACCAACGACACCGAATTGCGCTTGGCCCATCGTCTGCCCGAGCGAGGAGGCTGGGCCGAAGCCGGTGTCTGCGGTCTGTCCAATACCCGATCCGCCGCCGCCCCACATATCGTCGGGGCCGGGGCCAGTGCTGGGGTCCGGAGCAAGCCCAGCCGGGGCCGCGGGCGCGCCTGCGGCGTGGCCGCCCAGGTACGCGCGGGCGGCGGTCGTCGCGTCGCCTTCGCCGACGTCTGGCAGCATGCGACTGAGATAGCGGCCGAGGAGGTCGGGGTTCATGTTGCGGCCCATCGCGGACTGGAGCGTCTGGGCCAGCATGGTGATCGTCGGGAGGTCGAGGACCATCGGCTTAGCCCTTTTCCTTAGCACATGCGGTACAAGTACATGAATTCATTAGCTTTCTATCCCTCGATCCAAAAACGCACGTGTTTGAACTTGAAGGTGTTGCCGGCGCCGCCGACGAGCAGGCCCACGGACGAGGTCGTCGCGGTCGGCAGGTCGACGTTCGCCGTTTGCGTCACGAGCGTGCCGAGCGTGTTCGTGTCCATCGCGGCGGCGATGAGCGGGCGCGCGACGTCGGTGTCGTGACCGCCCACGAAGAGGAGGGCCAGGCCGTTGCCAGTGCCGACGTTGGCGAAGGTCGAAGCGGCGGTGACGTTCGTGGCGTTCACGCGCCAGATGAGGGTCGGGGCGGCGGTAGCGCCAGACCACGAGAACGGCACCATCGCGATAATGGACTTCGTGGCGACGACGGAGACGCTCCAGTCCTTTGAGGCGCCGGTCGCGACGGTGTAGAGGCTGTCGTCGACGAAGCCCTGTTGGAAGACGCCGATCGTGCCGGGGATGTTCATGGCATTGAACGTGTTGTAGAGGGTCACGACCTGCGAGGCGTCGGCAACGGAGCCGTTGGCGAGGCCGGCCGGAATCGGCAGGTTCTGGGTGATGATCGGCACGGGTCAGACCCTCGCTTTCGTGAGCGGCTTCGACAGCGCCTGGATGGTCACGCCGCGGACGCGCACGGAGCCGGTGCCGCTTACGGTCAGCGCGCACGAGGCGGCGGTGCGCATGATGTCGACGGAGACGCGGGACTCGACGGTCTGGCCGGCGCCCCAGATGAACTGGCCCCAGATCGTCGTCGGGGAGCCCCAGAGGGAGCCGGTCGACGGCGCGCTGAATGTCGCGGTACGGCCGAACGTCCCGAGCCCGGCGGGCGCGACGGTGACGCTGACGGGCTGCGTCGGGGTGTAGACGACGTCGAGGGTCGCGCGGCGGAAGTAGGCGACTTCGGTCGCGAGGTTCGTCGGCGACATAGGGCGCATCTGAAAGGCCCAGTCGATGAGGGTGCCGTTATCGGTCGGGTCGCCGCCAAAGAGGCGGATGAGCTGGCCGCTGGCCGCGGTGCCGGCCTGGACCTGCGGCTGCGTAGTCGGCGTCGTCACGAGCGCGAGCGACTGAAAGGGCGTCGGGTAGTCGCAGATCGTCCAGGCTTTGCGGATGAGGTCGTAGATGAAGACGCGCGTGAGGGCGTTACCGGAGACCGGGACGGCGCAGACGTACAGCGGCGGGTTCTGGGACTGGACGGAGGCGGCGCGGATCACGGCGGCGAAGTTGATGCCGCTGACGCCGTTGGCGTGCGAGAGCGGGCCTGGCGGGTCGCCGAAGATCGCGGGGCGGATTTCTTCGCTGATGAGCTTGTCGTCGACACCGTTGTAGAGGGCGAAGCCTTTGTGGGTCAGGCGGATGATGCCGAAGCCGGCGACGAACTGGATCGAGCGCGGGGCCAGGCAGCCCATGTCGGACTTGATGCGCTGGACGGAGAAGTTCGCCGCGCCGAAGACGCCGTTGATCTGATAGGCGGAGTAGTTCTTGAAGGCCACGAGGGTCGCGGTCGGGCTGATGCCGGTCTCGGCGATCGTGTAGGCGGACAGGCCCATGCCGACCTGGCCGTCGTCTTTGGCGATGAAGGACTGGTTCGCGGACGGCCACGAGCCGGTCGGGTTGACGGCGTCCGACATGCGCAAGGACGACGGACCGTCAAGGACAGTCGTCGTCGGCGCGGTGTTCCAGACCCAGAGCGAGCCCAGGTGGAAGGCGATGTGCTGCGTACCGGGCGGCACGGTCTGGCCGCCGAGGGCGGTGATCGGCGTGTACGTGGTTCCGTCCCACGTTTGCGGGGATTCGTAGCCGAGGGCGAAGACTTCGCGGTCGACGGCCGTCACGGACTGTGGAATGAGGAAGCCGGTCGTCGTCGTGGCGACGAGGGTCCACGGGTCCGTATCGGTACGGTACAGTACGTTCTGCGTACCGGTGTTCTGGAGGGCGAAGGGGAACGAGGTCCCGTCGACGCGGTTCAGGATGCCGCGGTAGACGAGCGGGTTGGTCGTGTCCGGGGACGTCGAGACGGTCAACGAGCCGTCACGGGTCGAGAGCGAGCCGTGCTCGTCCAGGAGCATGTTGCGGACGTTCAGGAGCTGGCGCGGCTGCACGAGGTACGGGTTGGCGACCATGTTGATGCCGCCGGAGAAGTCGCGCTGGGCGAGGGGCTGGAGGGGCATTATTCGTCAATCCACGGACAGGCGCGGATGAAACTGCCCGGCTGATAGGTCTTGCGGAACCAGGTCCGCTCGTCCACACCCATCGCGACGACGCAGGAGGTGCGGTCCAGCGACAGGCGTATCCTCTCCTGATTCTTGAGAATGAGCGCATGCGCGGCGTCTGCGTGCCCGTTCACGCGTCTGAGTTCGTCGGCGATCAGCGTGTTCTCTCTGGTGATCGTCTGCTGGATTAGGTAGCCCGCGTAGAAGTTGGAGGCCGCGAGCACTACGACTGCGATGACCATGATAACGGTCGTCCCACGAGCCGTGAGGGTCTTGGCCGCCCAGTTCGCTTCGAGTTCGTCAGCCATCACGGCACCACGACGCGGCCGTACCAGAGGACCGGGCCGTCGGTGGCCGAGCGGACCTGGAGCCCCTGGCGCAAGCCGGGCACGGGGTTCTTCGTCTCGAGCGCGCGCATCGCCTCGGTAAACTCCTGGCGGAGCCGGGACGCCGTCCCGTGGTCCTGTTCGGCTTCGCGGACCTTCGAGAGGACGTAGACCTCGATGAGCGGCGTCAGCCCCACGGGGATTTCGACGAGGTCGGTGGCGCTCGTGAGCGGCGTCGGGAGACGGGAAACTTTCATCATGACGTTCCGTTCCGTGGCGACGGCGCCGCTGAGGTGCGAGACGGCGGTCGTGCCCGCTTGGCCGCGCAGGATGGCGGCGAGGCCGACCGGCGCGGTCGTCACGGTCCGGTAGGCGATGATCTCGCCGTCGATGTCGAGGTAGCCGTACGGGCGGAAGCCAGCGGTCGACGTGAGCGAGATGACGACCGCCGCCGCGTCGATCGACGTGGCGAGGGTTGTCACGGCGCCGGTCCGATCGCACGCCGGGTACAGCGCGAGGCGCGGCGTCTGATGAATCGAGTGCGGGCCGAAGAAGTAGGAGCGCGAGGTGATCTTCGTCAAGCCGAGATTGCTGTACTCCGGCGCGCGGACACAGACGAAGTTGTCGTACCAGAGCTGCTCGACGGACAGCGTCGTCGAGGGGAGGACATAGAGGTCCATGCCCTGCGTGGACTGGAGGGCGTACCAGTCCTGGATGATCGGGGCCGTGGTCGCCATGATGCGGAGGCCGTCGTTCATCCACCGGAGGAGAGACGCCAACGTGAAGGCCGTGCCGTCCTGGGACGGGTCCGTGACCTGGTCCGGGATCATGTCGCGGATCGACGAGAGGACGGAGGCGGCGGTCGTCCCGGCGACGGGCGTGCCAATGGCGGGCGTGGGCATCAGGCCTGCTTCCGCCAGGTGGGCGTCGTGAGATCGTACGTGAGGAGAAAGGTCTGGTTCGCCGCCATCGCGACGGAGGCGCCGGTGCCGGTGAGGATGCGGTTCGCGGCGAGCGAGGCGGCGTCGGCGTTCGTGACCGTGATCGTCTGCGCGCCGACGTTCAAGAGCAGAATCTCAGTCCCGTCGAAGAGCGGGGCGGCGATGCCGGTCAGGTTGACGGGCGCGGTCGCGCTGATGCGCCAGCGGCGGGCCTGGAGGCCATTCGACGGGGCATAGTCGTTCGTGTTCGCGGCGAGCGCCGCCGGCGTGATAAAACCGGCCGCATCCCACAAGAGGATGTCGGTCGTCGCGGCGGCGGTGAAGGTGTAGCCGCCTTTGACGATCGTGACGTCGTAGCGGCCGTTGCCGGCGTAGAACTGGTACGTGCCGTCGACGGCGCCCACGAACGGGTTCGCGAGCGCGGTGTACGTCGCGGTCGAGAAGATGGAGGCGACCGTCGCCGTCCCAGCCAGCTTGACCGTGATCGACGGGTTTGCGAGGGCGTTCCCCGCGGTGTCCTGGGCGACGCCGGCGACGCGCTGCATGGTTAGGTGCTCACGGGCCGGAGGCCCGCGAGGGCCCCGCCGCGCTGCTCGCGCTCGTGGACGGAGGCCCAGTAGGCCTGCTCGTCGGCCGCGCCTTTCCAGCGGGCGAGCTCCTCCGAGGCCGCGGCGATCTTGGCGGCGATGCCGGCTTTCCGGTCGGCGATGACGGTCGCCCACTGATCGAACGGCATCGGGTGGTAGCCGTAGCGCCAGCCACTGAGGCCGTACGGCTTCAAGAGGGCGGACTGCTCCGGGATCGTGACCTTGATGCCGGCGCCCTTGGCGTAGTAGAGGAGCGCTTCGCAGGAGGGTTTCTGGTAGCCGTACTCGCTCTCGTGGATCATGTCGACGCCCCAGACGCCGATCTCCTCGGCGCCTTCGGCGATGGCGTCGGCGATCATGTAGGCGATCGAGGAGGCGAAGTATTCGCCGAACTGGGCGACGCGCTCGTCGATCGGGTAGCGGACGGAGGACGGGTAGGCCGGGTGGCGCTCGAGCATGACGAGCGGGATCGGGCAGGCGCGCATCCACGCGGCGTAGTCTGTGCCGGCGACCTGATCGGCGAGCGGGTCGGCGTGCATCTCGTACCAGCGCGTCGCGCGCGGGAGGAAGCGGTAGAGCTGGTTCTCGCCCCAGATCGCCCAGGACGGGTCGTGGTACGGGGCCAGGTCCATCGTCGACTCGGAGAAGCCGAGGATCGCGATTTTCTTCCGCGGCGGCGACGGGTCGTCGAACTGGATGCGGTACTCTTTCATGCGGGCTCCAGGGTCAGGGTGCACACGGCGTTCAGCCGGTCCACGGGCGGGTGGACGGGCAGCACGGACACGGTGGCGTCGCGGCCGAGGTCGCGACAGACCGTGTCGAGGGCCAGAATGTAGTCGTGGGTCCACTCGGGGTAGGCGAGCAGGGCGCGGCCGGCGCGGCGGTCCGGGGCCATCGGCTCGGCGAGCACGAGGGCCACGCGCGCCTCGGCGACGAGGCGCCGGAGGACGGCGGGAAGGTCGTCTGGCGCCACGTACGCGAGCGTGTAGCACGTCAGGATGACGTCCGGCTTGACGAGGAACGGGGCGTTCAGGTCGTCAAGGAGGTCGCCGTGCCAGAGGACGACCTGCGGGTCGTCGCGAAAGTACATCTTCCCCACCTCGATTGCAGCCGCGTGCACATCAGACCCCTGGCACAGCGAAGACGGAAAGTGCTGCCGGATCAGGCGCAAGTTCGGGCCCACGTGGCAGCCAGGCTCGTACAGACGCGTCCAAGCGGGGAGCGCCCGAAGCGCCTGCACGATGACCTGGCGATGCCGCTGGCCCGTACTGGCCCAGTACGTCTCGCACCACGCGTCGTGGTCGACGCGGGGCGCAGCCCAGAACGCGGTCGCCTCCGCGGTGACAGCCATCGCGCGCCCTAAGCGGCGTCGATGATAATATCCACCGCCGTCGAGGAGGCCACCGAGCCGAACGCCTGCGGCGTCACGAAGTTGACGCGCGCGAACTGGCACCCAGCGACGAAGGGCACAGTGCCTTGCAGCGTGAACGAGTAGACGGCACCAGTCGCGGTGCCGGCCATGACCTTCGAGTCGAGGACGTAGATGTTCCCGACCGTCTGCGTGCCGGAGCCGGTGGAGGTCCCGGTGGCGAAGGCCGTCGAGGTTGCGGCTTCGAGCTGGATGATCGGCCCGATGCGGGCGCCGGTCGAGGTGGTGTCGGCGATCGTGGATTTGACGAAAACGACGGCGCGGAAGTTCTTGCGCGGGGCGCCGAAGTCCCCTTGCGAGGACGAGACGGTCGCGGTCGCGGCCATCGTGGTGTCGACGAACTGCCACCGCGCGCCGGGCAGTTGCCCGGCCGTGGACGAGGACGTCGTCGGCGTGGTAACGAGACCGGCGAACTCCGTGACCTGCTGGACGTTGTTTAGAAGCTGCATCGCCATTGGGGTCGGCCTCCTAGCCGTTCGTGATCGCGGTGAGCGTCTGGTTCATGCGGGGGTTGATGACCTTGAGGTTCATCGTCACCCAGATGAACGAGCTGAGCACGCGCTGGTTCGTCGGCCGGATGAACGGATCGACGATGAAGTAGTCGTCCTGGTGGAAGCAGGGGTACACGTACTTCGTGTTCAGGAAGGTCGCGGCCTGGGCCGTCGCGAACTGGTCGTGGAGCACGACGGCGTTGTTGAACATCAGGTGGCGCTTGAAGCCCATTCGGGTCGTCTCTTCGTCGCGGATGTAGCGGATGTTGCCGACGAGGAGGTTCCAGTAGGCGTTGAAGCCGAGCTGCGTCATGATGATCGTGTCAACTTCCTCGTTGCCGAAGATCACGTCGCCGTAGGCGTTCTGCATGTCGGCGAGGATCAGGTTGCCGGTCGCCGTGCGCGTGCCGGCGTTGGTGCCGCCGGGCTTCCAGAAGGCGTTGGCGCCGACGGAGCGGTCGATCCCGGCGTAGGTGTTCGAGTTCGTCCCGACGGCCGCGACGAGGGAGTCGAGGTCGAGGGAGGTGTTCTGCGGCGCGGTGCCCCAGACGGCGCGGGAGAGCTTCTGGAGGAGCGAGCCCATCGCCGTCTCTTCCTTCGTCGAGATCAGGTCGATGACGGCGCCGGGGCCGCGGTTCAGCAGGACGTCGGTGTAGGGCACGGTGATCGGCTGGTTGTAGAACTTCCACTGGAGCTCGGCCGGCTGCACGGAGTCGGTCGCCGTCGTGTCGAGAATCTGCGTGCCCCAGTAGGCGCCGCCGACGGTCTCTTCCTGGAAGACGACGGGCCAGACGAGGGCGGAGCCGCCCTGGAGCTTCTTGCCGAGGCGCGTGACGCGCCACCAGGTCGGGGACGGCTTGAAGATCGCGTCCGCGAGGATCGGCGCAAAGTATTTCTGCGAGATCGCGTTCGCGGTATTCGTGAGGACAACGGGCGGCTGAGAGACGCTGACGCCGACGGCCATGAGGTAGTCTCCGTTCGAGAGCCGTCAGGCGGCAGGCGCGGGCGCGCCTAGCTGCCGGGCAAGCCCTCCATAGTGGCGAGGATTTCGGGGTCCCGGCTGGCGGCCTCCCAGGCGTCGCCGAGCGACTTGGGAGCGTCCGGGGCGAGCGCCGGGGCCAAGCGCCGCTGCGGCAGTTGCGCCGGGGCGGCGAGTTCCTGTTTCGCTTGCGCGTAGGCTTTCTTGTGGGCGTCTTCGGCGGCTTTCTTCGTCGCGGCCTCGAGCTGCTGGTCGCGTGTGAGCTCGTTGAAGGCCAGATCGAGGCGCGGGATGCTGTGCTGCTTGGCGAAGGCGATGACGTCGTCGGCTTTGACGCCATATTCGTCCATGCGCGGCTTGAGCGTCGCGAGCGCGCGCTGGTGGAGATCGGTGTAGAACCACTGTTGCTGCTGCTTGAGCGCTTCGGCGGCCTGTTGCTGGCCGGCCTTGAGGGTCTCGAGCTCGGTCATGAGGGCCTGCTGCTTGGCGAGGAGGCGCTGGCTGACCGGGTCACGGGCCATGTAGGCTTCGACCTCGTCGATCGACGCGGCGGGGGCGCCGGCGGCGACGTTCTGGGTCCGCTGAACGACTTGTTCGGCCAGGCGGGCGAGTTCGGCTTCGGCGCCGGCCTTGGCCTGCTCGAACTGGGACTTCTCCTGCGCGAAGGCGTCGCGGTCACGGGCGAGGGCTTCGGTCTTGCGCGTGTAGTCCTGTTTCCGGAAGTAGCCCTGGTCGCGCAGGTCGCCGAGCGTGGTTTCGACACCGTCCGCCAGCGTGATCTTGCGATCGTCGGGGAAGCCCTTCTTGTCTTCGAGGATCTCAGCGAGTGAGGGCACGGTTAGGCCTCCGGTGACAGCGCGGGGCACGCGGGGCGTGCGGTCCGGCGTCGGGTCGGGTGCGGCATTACATCATCCCAGGCATGCCGCCGCCAGGGGCGGGGCCGGGCATCGAGGGCGAGGGACCGCCACCCATGCCCATCCCGAGCGCGAGGTCGGGTGGGGGCTGGGGCGGGGATTCCTGGCGGATTTCGGAACGGATCGTGAGGAGGCTGCGGGCGACCGCGTGCGCTTCACGGGCGGCTTTCGGGTTCCACTGCCCGATCTGCGGGAGCGCGGACATCACGAGCTTGTAGGCGAGATCGAAGGCTTCCTCGACTTTGGCGATCGAGGCGGCACCGGAGGGCTTGGGGCCCATGCCGGACAGCGCCGCCATCGCCATCGCGGAGGCCGGGTCCTGGCCACCGGGCGCAGCCATGCCGTCGGGGCCGCCGGGTCCGAGACCAGGCGGAGGGCCGGCGGCCTGCGCGAGCGCCATCGGGTCCAGCGGCACGAACTAGTCCTTCTGGGCGTGCGTGCCCTTGTTCGGCGCGACGCGCGTGTAACTGCGCGACGGGGCAGGCGAGCCGTCGTTCAGGCCGTGCGTGTAGCCCATCGGGTCGGCCGGATTCTTCGGGCCCTTGGGGCCTTCGACGCGATGCGCGCCGAGGGACTCACCGGGCACGGGCTCGGTATAGAGGGGCCCGACGAGACCGGAACCTTTCGAGGTGGATGCGTCCTTCGCCATGTGAAGCCTCCTGTCAAGACTGCGTTACGTGCGACCCCCGCCGCGGCGCTTCGTGCGACCGCTCTTGCGGAGCTGTCCACGGCGCTGCATGTCGAGCGAGGCGGCGACCGCGCGTTTCTGCGGCCACCCTTTGTCGCGCATCAGGTGGCTGACTTCGCCGCTGACGGTCCGGTCTGGGTTCGGCACCGCGCGCTCCTCTGTCGACGTTAGGGGACTACGACCCAGAGGGTCGTGTCAAACTTTTCCTCCTACCGGCGGGTGCCGGCGCCCCCGTCGGACGGGAGCAGCGCGGTGCCGAGGAGCGTCCGGCGGATGAGCGCACGATCGCTGCCGCCGGCGCGCTTCTCGAGGTCCGGGGCCGGGATGTGGGCGTGGACGGCCTTGCCATCGGCGACGCCGGACACGGTGTAGTAGTCGCCGCGCTTGTCGACTTTCGTAATGGCGACGCGGTCTTTCGGGTCGAACTCGGGCTTAGCCACGGGGGCTCTCCTGGATGGTAATGAGGGCGGCGTTGAGGTCGAGGAGGACGACGCGGCGGGTCGTCTGGATGATGAGGATGCCGGGAGACGGCTCGCGGGTGGCGATGATGTCTTCGCCCTCAGCCGCGGCGAAGAGGGTCACGGGCGCCGGCGACCGGCCGTGGCCGTTGTCGGCGTGCGACGGGAGGGTGCGCGTTTCGGTTGTGATCGAGGTCGGGTCGCGGCGGAAGGCCAAGACGGTGTCACAGAAGGAACACGTGGTCGGCGTGCCGGCGACGGGGGCGGCCTGGCCGTCCTCGGGGAGAAAGTCGTCGGGGTTCAGCGTCTCGCCGGGGGCGTAGGGGCGCGAGGAGCGCAGGCGGACTTCGCCGCACTTGGGGCAGATCGCGACGACGGGGACGAGGCTCATGCCTTGCTCCCTTTCTTGCCGTCGTATTTCCCTTTTTCTTTTGCGTACGCCATCATCTGATCGGCCTCCTGCATGCGCTTCGAGACGGCCTGCCAGTCCGGCCAGCCGAGGCGCTCGAGGAGGGCGTCACGGTCGATGCCGCGCAGTTTGAACAGCGCGACGGAGAGGCGGCGCAGCAGCGTCTGGGACATGACGGTGAAGGAGGCCGGATCGACGTAGATACGGTAAGCGTCGGGCTTCTCGAGCGGCGTCCAGGTCACGGGCTCGAAGCGTTCGCCCTCGACGGCGGGGATCGAGCGCTCGGTTGTGTAGCCCCACGCCATGTGAGCGAAGATCATTTCGGCGAGGCGCTGGGCCGTGTTGGCGAGGAGACGCGAGCGCAAGCGCGTGGTCGACTGGGCCTGCGCGATCTCCGTCTCGGTCAGCTCCGGTGAGACGTTCCCCTGGGACGGCGCGCCCCCGCGGGCGCCCTCGAAGCCGAGGAGGCGCTTCTGGAGGTCGAGGAGGCGGAACGGGAACTGGATCATGTCGGCGGGCATCGGCGGCGGGTACTGGATCTTGAACTCGGAGCCGGGATTGATTTGCACGACCTGGGCAGGGATGCCGGCGAAGCTCTCCCAGTCGAGGCCCGTGTTCGTCGTCGAGATGACGATGCCGTTATTGAGGCGGATGGCGTTTTCGACGACCTGCGAGAGGCCCTTGTCGGCGGCGAGTTGCAGTTCGGCGGTCTGCTGGACGAAGCCGGTGCCCCAGAACCGCCCCAGGGTCGGCTCCAAGATGACGCGCAGGATGCCGAACGAGCCGTCCTGGTGCGGATTGTCGCCGTCGTAGAGGATCGAGCCGTTGGCGCCGACGATGCGGCGGCCGCGGGGGTATTTCGGACGGACGTAGTGGTGCAGCATCGGCTGGCCCTCGTCGTCGAGGGTCGCGGTGCCGTCGGGATTCTGCATCTCTTCGACGCCCTCGTCGGTGCGGTCGTCGCGGATCAGGCAGTCGAGGACGCGGGCGCGCGCTTTCTTGTAGCCGGGGACGGTGCCGTGCAGGAACGCGTCGGAGGGCGTGAGCGGGCCCACGTAATCGGCCCCCGAGAGGCCTTGCGGCGCGGATTTCGTGTCTTTGACGGAGAAGGCGTCGTCCGGTTGGACACGCCAGCCGGATTGCGGGAAGAGGCGGCGGATTTCCTGGATGTCGAGCACCTGTTCGCGGATGACGTAGAGCCATTTGCGGTCATCCAGCGCGTCCGGATCAGGCAGGACCCCTCGGGGGTCCGCGTGTTCGACCTCGACGTCGCCCAACAGGCCCGAGAGCTCGGGATTCCAGCCGACCGTGAGGAAGCCGGTGCCGACAATGAGCGCCCAGAGGCAGGCGTAGGTGAGTTGGAGGTCGATTTCGTTGCGGGCCCAGACGGCGCGGAAGGCGCGCTCGACCATCGTGTCGCGATCGGCGCGGCGCGGGTCTTTGGTGATGTACACGCGGAGCTGCGTCTCGGTCAGGTCGGAGGCTTCGGAGAGGATGAGGGTCCGCAGCTCGTTCGCGACGACCGGCGGCCGGAACGAGGGGAGGACGGTCGGCCAGTGTTTGCCGTAGAAGAGGTCGAGGTAGGTGGAGAATTCGTCGAAGCGGGCTTCGTCACGGCGGACGCGCTCGGATTCGGTCGCGAGGGAGTCGAGCCACGCCCAGTCGGCGGCCTCGTGCGGGCGGAGGTCGGCGCGGGTGCCGACGCGGACCTGGCTCGGGCCGTCCATGCCGGTCGACATCGCCCCCAAGTTGAGCGCGGGCATGCTGGTTAGCCGACGAAGTTCGCGGTGAAGTAGAAGGTAATCGCGTCGTCCAAGCGCCCCTCGGCGCGGTCGTCTTCGACTTCGATCAGAAATTCGCAGATGCGGCCGATCATCACGGGGACCGGCTCGTTATTCCCCGTTGCCAACGCGAGAAGTAATGACCGTGTCGCCGGGGCGAGCGTCGAGAGGTCCGGGATCGGGCTGTCCGGTCCGTACCCGCGCTCGACGTACCCAATCGGGCTCTGCGTCCAGTCCGTGGCGGCGCTGCCACTCGACGGCGTGGGGGGCACAGACGTCGAAGACGACGGGCGGGGCGCCGGGGTCGCGCGCGGGGCCGTGGCCGTAGCAGAGGTGGCGGAGGAAGCCGATACGGCGGCCGGCGCGGGGGCCGACTTGGAGGGCGCCGCCGGCGTCGCAGCCGGGTTCGGCGCACTGCCAGTCGGTCGTGGCGTCGTAGTCTCGCGGAGCGTCTGCCATGTGGCCTCCCGTTGCGCGGCTTTCCAGGCGTCGCGGTCGCGCATGACGCACTTAGCCTGCGGTGATGGTAATGGTGCCGACGATGCTAATGACCACGTCGGCCACGACGGCGAAAGGGGGCGATTTGATGACGTCTCCGACCGGCGCGCCGGCTACGTCGCGCTGGCCACCCCAGACTTCGAATGTGCCGGGCGGCAGGTCGGTGAAGGTGACGGTCGTGATGGGCTCGGTGAAGGTCTGCTCGGCGCCGACCGGAGCGCCGGCCAGGTCGCGGACGCCGAAGTACCACAGCACGGGGAGCGGCGCGTCACCGGGCACGGTCTGCGTCGTATAGCCGATCGTCGTATGTTTGGTGCCCGCGGGCATGGCGGCGTTACCTCCGGGTGGCGTAGCGGTCGACATGGGCGGTGGAGACGGCGCGGACGGCGCCGCAGCGAGGACACGAGAAGACCCAGTGGCCGGGCTTCCAGTTCGGGCCGAAGGCCGGCTGCCGCTCGGCCAGCGGGACCATCGGGGTATCACAGGTCAGGTCCGTTTCGATTTCGACGGCCTGGCAGCGGGGCGCATGGTACTTGGGCATTGCGCCGCTACGTCGTTGTCGAGATGGCTGGGGCGTAGATGCCGAGCGTAAAGAGCTGGACTTGGACGCCGGTCGTCGTGGCGACCGCCCCGGTGGCCGTCGCGCTCGTGCCGGACCACGTCCGCAGCCATGAGACAGCCAGTTGGCCCGGGCCCGTGGAGGTCGCGTTGAAGCGTGGGGTTGGGGTGAGCGGCCCGGGCGACGTCATCGCCCCGAAGCCGAACGGCCCGGTGGATGGGACGAGGGCGATCGGGACTTCCTGGCTGGTCATCCCGCCGATCGTGTAGATGCGATCCCCGGCCGTGACGTTGGGCCCACCGCCGGTCGAACCGGTCGAGCTGATCGAGCCGGTGTCGGTGAGGGTAAAGTTGTACACCTTGAGCGTGGTGAGTTGCGCGCCGTAGGCGCCCACTTGGAGGTCGGTCATCGTTTCCATATTAGTCTCCCGGTTAGTATTGCATGTAATGCTTCGCGGCGTCGCGGGCGGTCCGCAGGAGCTTCGAGATGCGGCGCTGCGCGTCGGCGCGGACGTCGCGGGCTTCGACGATACGGATGCCGAGCGGGTCGTGCGCCGACAGCGTCGGCGTCGACACGCGGACGACGTAGTTCTCCTCGCGCGTCCGGAGGGCGAGGAGGAGGGCGATGACGCGGTCGTCGTGGCCGGCTTCGGCTTCGTAGCGGCCGTCGTCCGTCTTCGTGAAGTGTTTCAGCTCGTCGATCAGCCCCTCTTCGTAGAGCGTGACGAGGCCGCGGTTGATGGCGCGCTGCCCCGCTTCGATGAGGAGCGGCCTCGACCAGGCGTTCGTTTCCCAGCCGTAGAGGCGCGTCGGGCCCGGCTTCGCCCGGTCGGGTTTGCCGCGCCAGCGGTGGAGGTTCGGGTACATGGTGTGGCGGATGAGGACGTCCTGGACGGCGTGGCCCTGCGGGTAGACTTCGATGTTCAGCATGGCGTTGTTGTACGTGCGGCCGACGGCGTTCAGGAGGAGGGCGAAGTCGTACGGCTGGATGTGGCCGTGGATCGAGGCGACCTGCGTGAGCGTCGCCATGTCGAGGACCTGCGCGGCGGCGTAGTCGCCGAGGTGCCCACCGTCGACGCTCGTGCGCGCCTCGGCCGTGTCGGCGCCGATCGCGTACTGGGCGCCGGGGACGGGCAAATGCCAGACGCGGACTTCGCCGCGCTCGCTCTCGACGAGCGTCTTGTCGCCTTGGAGCGTCCAGCGCTCCGTCGGCGCGCGCTGGTCCTTCCGCATCGCGAGCAGTTTGAGGTCGTCGAACGCGGGGTTGCCCTTGGAGATGAAGGCTTCGTCCGGCGAGGACGGGTACTCCTGCTTGAAGAGGTCCTTCGAGCCCTGGGTGCGCGTCATGATCGTCGCGCGGCGCCAAGCGAGCTGTTCCCCGTCGAGGCCGTACGTCGCGACCAAAATTTTCTCTTCCTCGGTCCAGTCGTCCGGGGCGAGACCCGGCGACCGGCGGTACTCCGGAATCGTGAACCACGGAATGAAGATCGGGGTCAGGTCCGACTCGCCGCGGATCGCGCGGTTCCATTCGTCGTAGAACATCCGCCCCTGGCCGACGAGGCCGTTGGCGGTCGACTCGAGGACCCAGATCGTGTCCGGCAAGTCGGGCATGGCCTGGAAGAGGCCGGTCAGGATTTCCGGGTGCGGCCAGAAGGCGACTTCGGAGCAGTGCACGCAGGTCTGCGTCGTGCCGCGGCCCTTGGCGGCGATGCCGGCGGAGATGACGCGGTAGCGAGAGGTGCCGTCGGGGAACGGGAATTCGAGTTCTTTGATCTTCGACGGCCGCATCTTCGGGAGCGGGAGGTAGTCGTAGAAGAGCTTCGACTTGCCGAAGAGGTCGCCGCTCGTGTCCAGGTCCTGCGCGATGACGAGAGAGTTCGTGCCCGGCGACTCCAGCGTGCGGATGAACGTGAGCGCCTGGAAAAATGTGGACGCGTACACTTGACGGCCCTTCAAGACGATGTACCAGAGCTTGCGGCCGGCGTCGAGGTCGGGGGCGATCGTGCGCCACAGGATTTCCTGCGACGGGCGGAAGCGCATCGGGATGATACGGCCGGACTTGGAGCGGATGCGGAGCGCTTCCATCGCGCGGCGATACCGCGCGGAGCGCGTCGCGACCGCCGGCGACGTCGGGGTGTGCGTCGCCGCGACCGAGGCGGTCGTCACGGGCTCAGTCCGACAGCGCGCATGCAAGATTTGCACATTTGAACGCCGGGTAGCCCTGCGGCGAGTCGCCGACGCGCACCATCGGCTCGCCGCACGCGGTACACGGCGGCATCGGCTGGCCGGGGAGCCAGTTACGCTGGCTCGTCTGCGCCGGCATCGTTACCCGGAGCCGCTGTCGCGGGCAGTGCCGACGCCGCGGTAGGGCGTCGCGTTCGTCTCCTGGCACTCGGGACCGGCGACCGGCGCGTTCGCCGTGTCGTTGCCGTGCGTGGTGTCGCGCCAGCCGATGTAATGCATGAGCTTCGCCGTGTGCGTCGTGCCGCTGAACGGGGTCTGCTTAGCGACGCGCGTCGGGGCCTTCGCCATCGTGTGCCTCCTCGTCGTCCTCGGTATCTTGGGGGAGCGCCGCGGGCACGAGCGCGCTGGTCGCGCCGACCTGGGCGGATGGGGCGTCTTCGCGCTCGCCGCGCAGGTAGCTCTGGAACCAGGCGTAGGCGTCCTGGTCGCTGTGCGCGCGGGACTTGTCCGACGCCATTTCGCTGAACAGCGCGTGGCGGTCGCAGTCGATCGCGAGCTTGATAATGAGGGCCGGCGGCATGTCGCTCTTGAAGAGCTCGTAGCGCTCGAGGAGGACGTCGCGCGCGGCGGACCAGCCGACGGCGCGGCCTTCCTCGCGCAGGATGTCGACGAGGTGCGCGAGCTTGCCGACGCGGCGCGGCAGGACGGCGGCGCGGTCGTGGCCGTTCGGCTCAGCCACGGAGCGCCTCTAACAGGGCCGCTTCGTCGTCGGTCGCGCCGCGCTGGAGCCACGCGCACCGTCCGATCTCGCTCAGACGCGCGTAAAGCGGCGACGGCTCGAACACGCTATCCACGAGCGTCGCCGTATACGAACGCGTTAGCGCGTCAAGTGCCGCGTTCATCCGCTCGCTAACCATGCACGCGCTCCCGCACGGACCGCTTCGCCTGCAACAACTTCTCGCGCGCGGCGATCTCTTCGTCGCTGAGCGACATGACGCGCTCCCGGTTCAGCAAGCTCAACGCCTCCGTGACCTGGCGGGCGAGCGCCTGCATGTCCGTCCGCATGGTCTTCCACGGCTTGTAGACGTACGTCCAGATGACGAAGGCCGTGACGGCGACCGTCACCACCCAGAGGGTCAGCGCCACCCCCACCAGCACCGCCAGTAGCGTCACGCGTCCCCTCCCTGTTGGGCTGAGGCTACGGGGGCCGCGGCGGCCCTGTCAATCTTTTTCCGGTGATACGGCCGCTTGCCCGACCCGAAGTTGACGCGCACCCACATGCGGAACTGCGCGTATCCATGATGGGTATTGTACGTGGCGACGCGCGCGGCGACGCCGGCCGGGCCGAGCACGCGGGCGGCGTGCGGCGCCACCTCGGCGAACACGGCGGCGCGGCGCGCCAGCCCCGCGGCGGCACGGCGTGCGTTACTGGTCTCCCACGGGCGGTGCGTCCCTGCGCGCATGCGCGCCCATATCTGGAGGAGGCCGCGCCGCTTGTACACCATATAGTTGTGGTACTTGCGCTGCGCGAAGTCGGTGTGCGGCAGCGCCTTGTAACAGATCGGGCACGCGCCGTGCGAGCGCGTGTCGGCGCGCCAGTTCACGCCGCGCAACCGCCCGCCGTACTTGCGCCCCTCGCGCCGCGGCCGCACGAGCGCGACACCGCGCGTGAGCTCGACCGTCTCGAGGCCGGTGCGCGCCCAGCGCCGGCGCAGCTTGTCGAGCGCCGCCAGCTCGCGCCGGAAGCGCCGCACCTCGTCGGCCGTCAGCTCCGGGAAGCGGCGCGGCAATTCCCGCGCCAGCGCGCGGACATCAAAGTCCACACCAGGAGGTTGGCGTGAGAGACCACACGCGGGGTCTCCGTCCGGATAGATACCCTGCCCGGGGTGGGGGGACCCAGAGGACACGTCACCGTCTTTCATTGTGTCAGGGCCACCCCACCCCCACCCCGCCGCGACGGAATCCGCTGGTGACACAGCGCCTCCGACAAAGAGATGCCCCACCGACAGCCACGGGCGCAGCCGCCGGCAGGGCACTGGACCTGGGAGGGCACCCACGGTCGCTGATCCGCCGATGGGCGCGGCGGACCACGCTCCCGACCGTAGCGCCGCGCCGCCGCGCTGTCAAGGCTTTCGTGTACGCGCGTCACCCCCGGTCGGTCTCCACACGACGATCACGCTCGGGAAGAACCCCGAGGCCCGATAGGGGCCGTCGGTCAAAAACCGTACGCGGCCTCTGATATAGCGCACCTCAGCGCGGCACGCGACGACGTCGTCATGCCACCACGCGAGATCGGTCGACGCCGGGAGGAGCCCCACAACGAGCGCGCCGTGCGCCACGGCCTCGCGCGCTTTTCGCGTCCACGCGTAGAGTGCCTTCCCATACGGCGGGTTGAGAAAGACCCGCTCGGTGCCCCAGTCTTGACGAAGTCCGTCGTCCGCTTCCGTGAAATAGCGCGGCACCTTGGCGGTCGCCGCCGTCGCGCACGGATCGAGCGTGAAGGCAAACTCGGCGTGGAGCGGGTCAAACACCTCCGGTGGCGTGGCCCACTCCCGCCCGTTGCCGTTGTACCGCCCGTTGTTTCGCGCGGTCATCCCGTTGACGACCGCTGCTCTCGTCGATCTACCGATGGTCGTTCCGCGCTGCACGCACTGAGTGTAACATGCCAAGCCGGAGGGCGTCGAGGACGGAAAACATCAATGATTCTGCGTACTTAGCACCATTTACGTTGGAATTGGGCCAAAAATTTCTACAAATCCATCCGGGGTTTGGCGCCGCGACGCGGCGACCGGGCCGGGGGTGCTCGCCACTTTCGCCTCGCGCGCGTCTTTTGGCGAGCTCGGCCCGGCACGGACCGTGCACGACGGGCGCGGGCGCCGGGTGATCCTTCTTCCCGCCCTTGATTCACCCTCCCTCGCGCACGTCGCGGCGCACGGCGCGTGACGCGTGCGGCGTCCGGCCGCGCACGGAGGAGCAACATCCGTATCCGGCGGCGCGCCGGAGCGGAAGGTGACGGCGGCGATGCGGCGAACGGCGGCACAACGACGGAGGACGGCGACATGGCAACGCGACTGACCGACCCGGTAGACCGCATGGCAT